TTTGTCTTCTATAAATTTGCCTATTAATTTGGTGGCAGGACCAATCAATGCTTGTATCACCATAACCTCATCTGTTTGTTGACGTTAACAAGTTTGCAGTAACAGTCATATTTCTGTGTCTGTTCACCAATCTTGACTGTTTGGTTTGCAAGTCTGTCCTTAAAATAAGTACAGTTGTTTACATTTGATAAATGTAATGTACCTGCAGGATTACCTGCAAGATAACATAATAAAACAAAAGCAGGTTTCACCCTCTCTTCTCCTTATATAACCATGCTAAGAATACGATAAATCCTATGATAGTACAACAAAGTAATACAATACCTATCCACTCAGCAATCTTTCTGCGAAGTTCTTGACGTTCATAGATTTCTTTTTGTCTTTGCTTTCGTATCTGTCCTTCCATGTGCAGTATCTCATTCCAAGAATTAGCACCATAATGAAAGTTTATAAATGATTTAAGTTCTTGTCGTTGTGCTTCAAGTTTCTTTTTAGCAGTAAAAGCCTCGATAGCAGATGTCTTGATGTCATCACCTTTGAATAGTTTTTGTAACAAAGATGGGTTCTTAGCTTTTTTTTCAGTATTGTCTACGTCAGATACAGCACTAAGCCAACGACCTAAATCTTTGCCCATAGATTCTATATCTTTACCGATTGCGAAACCTTTTTTGATTGCTCCGAAAGCCTTAGATGCTGCAGTCAAAGCTAATCCTATAGTAGCTGGATCCACTCTACCTCACTAACAATCCTATTAAAAGGATAATGGTTGTACCTGCTGTGCCAATCATAATATGCTCAATGCGTTTTATACGAAGGATAGTTTCTTTCCATCTTTCTGCACATACAGCTTCATGTGTATCTATTTGTGACTTAACTTCTGTTACTGATGGTCTAGGCATATACTCTAATATTATACCCCACACTATTGTTTTATCTCATAAAAAGTATAACCACTTTTTGTTGTATGATATCCACTTGTATTATTATAAGAAGCATTAGTATTTAAACCAAAAACACCATCACTATTATATGAAAATGCTTGTATCTTATATGTTATTGCGTCTGTGCTTGTGCCAGGATTATCTAAAAAAGCATACAATTCTGAATGATTTCCATAACCCATTGCATTTTCACTTGTATTGTTATAATGAATATTAAGTATACCACCACTTGATGTAACTCCACCTTGAGTTCCAGTAGCACCTTGATTAATTTGTGAATAGCTTCCACTTCCAATTTTTCTATTCATATACATTACACCATATTTATAGGTATTCCATTTTAAACATAAATGAACAAGTATTTTGCTATCAGGAAATGTCCTAGTGAATGACTTTTCTGTTCCACTTATATCTATATTAGAACTTGTACTTAAAGATGTTCTGCCAAAAGTATCTATCTCTGCAAATTCTGTTTTTACTATAGAACCTGCAGAAAAATTATTTGAACTAGAAAAATTTAATTTAGTTAGTGGCATAATATTAAGGTTTCGTTGGAAATTTAAAGTCTTTGTCTTTCATGCTTGTAAATGTTTTAGTTATATCTCTAAGGTCTTGTCTATACTTTTTCATTTCATCTGACATAGTTACATCAGATAAAGCGTAAAAGTCTGTTTCTGCAAGTAAAACATTTCTTGCTGCTCTTAATTCTTTCAAAGGTTCAGCATCATTTAATTCTTTTAACTTTGCTGATACTTTTGTCCAATCTGTACCAAAATCTTTTGGATCAGAACTTAATATTCCACTTCCATTTGAATCTGTGCCAGTTACTTTTTTAAACATTGAATTAAATTCAGCTTCTGATGTAGGTTCACCATACATTGTCCACTCTGTAATCTTTAATTCAGCTAATGCTTCTGATACTGTCGCCATATTTATTCTCCTATGTTAAAACTGATGAAGCTATTTCCATTATTGTAAATGTAGAAAGATTATTATTAATTTGACTATAAACATTACCACTTACTTTTTTATGCTTAACTTGATAAGTTATTGAACTTGTAGTGCTTGGATTATCTAGTAAGCAAAGACTTACAGCGTTAGGGTAAGGTCCATATACATACTGAGCGCCGTAAGTACCACCACTACTTAAATCAGTTGAATCTCTAAACACGGTTAAAGCAGCAACACCACTTGAAGCTGCATATAAATTAACACTATACATAACTAAAATTTTATTTGAAGCTGATGATGGTGTAATACTTAAACTTGAGAGTCCATTTGCAACATAACTTGTACTATCAGTTAAAGATTCAGAAGAAGTACTTGTGCCTTTCACTTGCAGTATTCCACCAGCACTTCCAAAAGCTAATTGCCCAACAGCAGTTGTTCCTGAACCAGTTATACTATCAACTGTTAAAGCTGTACCTGCTGTCACATTACCAGTTGGAAACTTTAGTGTGTAAGATTGACCTGCTGAATGAGCAGGTGATTCTAACTTAATGCCATGATTATTATTACTACAATTTAATTGTAGCTGACCACCAGTACCACTTGTTGTTCCATCACCTTTGATAGATAACCCTGCATTAGAAGATGTAGATATAAAATTAGTCTTTGCATTTGTAACTGTGCTATCACTAGGAGTGCCAATATCTAATACATTACCAAGCACTAATATAAAATCTATAACATCAGAAGAAGACAAAGTGCCACTACTAGGTAAGAATGTAATAGTAGAACCTGACACACTAAAAGCAGTTGAAGGTGCTTGTATCACACCATTAAGACTTACAATCATATGATTAGCAGATTCAGGGGTAAATGCCACACCACCATTTAATAAACTATATGAATTAGTACTAGATGTTGTTATTGCATCTAGCTTAACAAAGTTTCCTACTGTTGGTGTTTTTCCTATATATGCCATACTTTACCTATACAGTTGTTATTCTAAATCCATTAAACCAAGTCGCATTACTACCAGTAGCAATATTTAAATTACTTCCATAATTATGATATGTAGCAACACTTATGTTATCTCCATCTGCTACAGTTATTATTGCAGACGAACCAAAAACTGTTGGATAAGTTCCTGAATTACCTGAACCTACAGCATCTTCATAACCTGCAACATTACTACCATTTTTGTAAATCCATAAAAGATTTCTTTGAGCTCTACCAGAGTAGTATAATCCAACACCAATAAACCATCTTCCTGCAGTTGCTGCAGTAATATTAACTCTATTATTAGATAAATCAGCTATAGAATTTGTATCAATAACTGTAGTTTGCCATGTTACATTAGTTGAAGTAGCAGTAGATATAGTTTGTTGAGCATTTTTTTCTAATCTAAAAACTGGAGTTGATGTTTCTGCACCAGTAACAGTACCAGTAAAGGCAAAGGTATCTGCTAAGTTTATTGATTCTGCTTGTATCTTACTTAATGCCATATGTTATCCTATGCTACTACTTCCATTGCAGTTAAATATGTTGGAGTTAATAAACCAGTATCATTACTTCTTCTACCAATAGACAATGTGCCACCAGTTGTTACAGCAAATTGTAGCTTATAAGTCAATGCACTTGTTGAACTTGGAGAATCCATATATTGAAATGCAAAGTTTTCTGTACCATTAGCTACAGCATGATCTCTCTGCATGAATAATAAATTTTGAGAAAACCCACCACTATGCGAACCAACATCTAAACCTATATTTGTACCATTTCTATCTATTGTTAATGCAGCAAACCACCCTGCTCCACTTTGCATAATACCTTGTGCAGACAATAAAATTTTACTTGTTGTAGCAGTTGGTGTAATGCTTACAGATAAACCAGTAATATCAGTAAAAGTTTGAGATGTTGTTTGTTGATTAGTAACAATTGTATCTTGAACTGCTTGTATTATAGAGCCAGTTGGTAACTTTGCACCAGTAATTGCATCATCTGCTAAACTATTAGTAGAAACACTACCATCAATAGGATTTACACTTTGTAATGCTCTTGCTAAAAAAATAACATATATATCATCTGAAGAAACTACAGAACCAGTAAGTGAAACTGATTGTCCATTAACTGAATATGCTTCTGTTGGCTCTTGTCTAACATTATTAATATATAATGCAATATCATTTGCACTTGTAACAGCATGATTAAGAGTTAAACTTGTACCACTAGATCCAGTTAAATCTTGTTTTTCAAGACTTGTAAAAGAAGCTGCAGGTTCTTTTCCAATATATCCCATTTTAAACCTAATCTATCTCTAATATTGATAAAGAGCCTGAAAGTTTATCTGCTATTGAACAATCTATTCTTAAAGCATCTCCAGTTTCTAAGACCACTTTACCACCAGTTAATAATTCTAAAGTTGAACCAGTTGGAATTGTTACATCTTTAACTAAAAAAGATGTGCCATTCGCTACATTATTAGCACCACCTCTATTTGCTGTAGTAGATACAAGTTCTACCTCAGTTGTTACAGCAGTC